GGCGGAACTGTAACCACATCAGGTGGTAATACAATTCATACATTTTTATCTTCTGGTACTTTTTATACTGGTTCTGCAAAAGCAACTGGCGGAACAATCTCATTTGATGGAACATATTTTTATCACACATTTACTTCATCGGGAACATTCACTCCTGCCTCTTCATTAACTGCTGATGTATTAGTCATTGCTGCTGGAGGTGGCGGAGGCGGTATGCAAAGTGGTGGTGGCGGTGGAGGTGGCGGCGCTGGTGGGCTAAGCCAACAAGATGGTAGAACAATTACTTCTGCAACTACTGTAACTATTGGCGCGGCAGGTGCTGGCGGAGTGCAAGACCAAGGAACTAATGGTGGCGATTCTGTATTTGGCACGATTACCAGTAATGGCGGTGGCGGTGGTGGTATTTATTCCGACCCAACTGCTAAAGGTGGTAAAAATGGTGGTTCAGGTGGTGGTGGCGGTGGGTATAGAACCGCAACAAGTATTTTAGGTGGTTCAGCAACACAAGGTAATTCAGGTGGCGCTACTGGCTATGGCAATAATGGTGGTAATGGTTTATATGACAATTCATCAACAGGCGGTGGCGGTGGTTCAGGCGCTGTTGGCGCAAATGGTACAGGTAGCGCAGCAGGTAGCGGTGGTGCTGGTAAAAATACTTGGTCATCTTGGGCTTCTGCAACTTCAACTGGTGTTAGTGGATATTATGCTGGCGGCGGCGGTGGTTCTGTTCGTGCCGATTTAGTTCCTACGGCAGGCACAGGCGGTGCAGGTGGTGGCGGTAATGGTGGCGCAAACGCTAATGGAAGTGCTGCAACTGTAAATACAGGTTCAGGTGGTGGTGGTGGTGGTAATAATGGAACTACTACAATTGGTGGTAACGGCGGTTCAGGTATAGTAATAGTAAGATATGCAATCTAACAAGGGGGAAATATGAAAGACAATGTAAAAGAAATCAAATCAACTAAACCAACTCAATGTTTTAGTTATGAAGTGGTTATGTTAGTACATATTATTGCTGATGATGAGAAAACTGCTCAAGCCCAACTTGATGAAAAGGGTGGAATAGTTACAAAGCGAGATGTTAAGTTAGTAAATACAGCAACTCTATACGGAGAAGGTAAGGATAAATAATGGCTCATTATGCAAAGGTAGAAGATGGCGTAGTAACTCAGGTTATTGTTGCCGATAATCAAGAATGGTGTGAGACTAATCTAGGTGGTACTTGGGTTCAGACTTCATACAACACACAAGGTAATGTGAACAGCCGCGAAGGTGGAGTAGCACTACATAAGAATTATGCAGGTATTGGATACACTTGGGATGGTACTGGCTTTGCCGCACCTCAGCCTTATCCTTCTTGGTCTAAAGATTCAGATACTTATCTTTGGCAAGCACCAACTCCTATGCCAATTGATGACAAGTTCTATCGCTGGGATGAAGATACAATTTCTTGGGTTGAAGTACCTACACTTTAAGTTTTAACAATTATTAAACACCCCGCTTCGGCGGGGTTTTCTATTTAAAGGAGAAACAGTGGTCAGTCGTGCCCCCGATATTACCGAACGCACCATCATTGATTTATCAGGTCGCGTATCCACTTACTATGATTTAAATAGTAACGCCTTTGATGTGGCTATTGGTGGCTTGCCATTTATTATGGCAGTAACAGATAGCACTCCTTACAAACGACAAACTGCAGAGTTTCGTGCTCAGCGTGTAGACCAAATGCGTGACCCAGGTGAACATACCCTTGCTGGTTCAGGTTATTGGACACGCTCACAATCTTCATGGCACTATGGTGAAGGTATCCAATTTACTGAGCCAATGGAAGGCAATGATAACGAAGTTCGTTTTCGCTTCCGTGATTCCTATGGCATAGATGTATGGACACCAGGTCAATTAAATTTACTTAAATCAACTACTCTTGTTCAGGCTTTTTCTGGCAAAGTAACACTTGCCTCAGGTAATGACACAACTACAAATGTAATTTTTGCAATCAATGAAGATACATACACCAGTGCAACAACTGCTATCTATAAAATTACTACTGCTGGTACATCCACCGCTTTTACTACATACGCAAGCCTAGGTAATAAAACAATTCTTGGGCAAACTTCTGATGGTCAAACCCTTTATGTATCCAACGATACAACAATCTATGACATTGATATGACTAGCGGTACCGTTCATAGTGCATATACATGGAGCAAAACACCATCTTCTATTAAATTAAAATATGTAAAGTCCCGTGTAATTGCAGCCGTTACATATACAGATGGGTTATCTGCAGCCTATGAACTCACCTTTCCAAACAAAGGTAGTGGTGCTGCCATTCTCACTAACACTCTTACTGCTATCAATGGCTCAACTACCCTTGCAAAAAACTGGGTATGGACTGGTATTACAGAAGCCATTGCTGCTATTTATATTGGTGGTAATGCTGGTGAGCACTCAGCCTTGTTTAAACTTGCAGTAGATAATACTGGTGCACTTGGAACTTTAATTACTGTAGCCAACTTGCCACGAGGTGAAGTGATTACATCTTTATATGGTTACCTTGGTACATACATTATGCTTGGCACAAACAAAGGTGCTCGTATTGCAACTGCTGATACCAATGGCGATATAACATACGGTCCACTTGTATACCATGATGAAGATGGTGTATATGATTTTGAAGCCCGTGATTCTTATGTGTGGGCTGGCAATACCGCTGGCGTAAATAGTTACTCAGGAACTACACGCATCAATCTTGCTCAACCTATTACTCTTATTGGTTATGCTCAACCTATTTCTACTGGTGTATATGCTCGTTCAAATGATGTGTATGCAGAAGGTGTTACTGGCAGAGTTCAATCTATTCGCATCTTTGATTCACCAAGCCGTGTTGTTTTTTCAGTTAATGGTTCAGGTGTATGGATAGAACATGCAACAAATTTAGTAAGTACTGGACAAATTCGCACTGGTCGTATTCGTTATGACACCATGGAAAATAAAGCATGGAAGCGTATTCGTATTCGCACTACTGATGACACAGCAAATGGTGATATAGAAATATACAAAGTTGGACCAACCGCAGATACTATTATTACTACTTTACTTGAAGGAACTAGCACTGTTGCTGATATTGATTTAGCCAATGCATATCCAGATACAGCACCAGATGCATCGTTTAAATTAGTCTTAAGTCGTAACGCTACCTCAGCAACCACTGGTCCAGTTGTAGTTGGTATAGCAGTTAAGGCTTTACCTACGCCTACTCGTGCTCGTATATTACAAATACCTTTATTCTGTTACGACAAAGAAACAGACAAGACAGGCAACATAATTGGTTATGAAGGTTATGCCAAGGAACGCTTACTTGCATTAGAAACTATTGAAGCCATGGGAGAAGTAGTTATTCTCCAAGACTTCAACGCAGGTGGTGACCCATTTGAAGTAATCATTGACCAAGTTACCTTTACTCGCTCTACCCCCGCTAACCGTAACTACACAGGCTTTGGTGGAATCATTACCATCATAGCCCGTACCGTTGTATAAGGAGAATATTGTTTATGTCATCTGATGCTGCAACCATTGTGTACTCTTATTTTTTTGTGGCTGCTGCAATCTTGGCTGGCGTAGCAATGATAGCCAAACATGCAATAACAAAATATACAGAGGAATTAAAAGACAAATTAAATAGAATTGAATATGCCTTATACAACGATGGGCACACTGGATTGATTAACAAGGTAGACCAACTTATAGAAAACCAACAGTGCATTAAAATTGATGTTGAAATAATGAAAGCAAAGGCAGAGTCGTGAGCCAAGTAGATGACTTTTTAGCAGTAGCACAAAAAGAAGTTGGCACAGTAGAGGTACCTGAAAACAAAACTAAGTATGGTGCATTTACTAAACATGATGGTCAACCATGGTGTGGCTCATTTGTTATGTGGTGTGCTGCTCAAGTTAAATTAAAATTACCTAACCTTGTCTTTACACCAGCAGGTGTTGCAGGATTTCAAGGCACAGGTGCATGGAGCAACGCTGCCACGGCATCACCTAAGCCTGGTGACATTGTGTTCTTTGACTTTGTTGAGGGTGGCAACCCAGTGGACCATGTAGGAATTGTATTAAAAGATAACCTTGATGGAACTATTACTACCATTGAAGGCAACACAACACCCGAAAAGAAAAAAGGTTCTGAGCGTAATGGTGGAGAAGTAGCCATCAGGATTCGTGCGTACAGAAAAGACAATAAGCGTAAACTTGCAGTGTTTGCTGCGGGTTTCGGTAAACCGAAATGGAGTAACTAATGACTACAAAAGCAAAAGCAGTTCTACTGTCTTATGCTCGTGCAGCAGCAGCATCAGCACTTGCCTTGTTCATCAATGGCAATACAGATTTTAAGGCTCTTGCAGTAGCAGCACTTGCAGCAGTTGCAGGTCCAGCACTTAAAGCACTTGACCCTAACTCACCAGAGTTTGGTCGCGGTTCCAAATAAATTAGTTTAAAAAATTAGCCCCTCGCTACTCTCTAAAGCGGGGGGCTTTTTTGCTTTTTTCTAGGAAGGAAATCTTTTACTTACACATACTGCAATAATTAGCAACTCTTATTTCTTTGTAACCTACACGGTATATTGCACCACAATGAAAGCAAACTACTTTAACTGTTTCAGGGTCATCTTTTTTAACCCAATAAAAAGGGTTACGAATCTTAAGTTTCATTATCCTCCTGTCTTATAGAAGCCATCTGTTTTAAAGATAGTAGGTGTGGCTGACCACATTCTTTGCATGTGAACCCCGCAACACACTGGCAATCTTTCTTCACCTATCTCAAAAAATAATTCTTGAGTAGAGGAGCATACTACACATCTAAAATCATAGGTTGGCACGGTTGTTTAGCAATCTTTTTAATGTGTTTAGCCTACGAAGGCGAGCCTGTTGTTCTTTCTTAAGACCTAATTTAAAACCTTTGCGGAAAGTTACTATGTTACTAAGCACAAAGAGTGTTGCAAAAATTATTTCTATCATGCTACCTCTGCATCTACTGGAGTTGGAACTGTTACTAATGCTCCGCATAAAGCACACTCTGCATCAGTAAAATATAATGATATTTCTTTATCCTCAAACATGCATGTAACTTTGAATATTAGTGAGCCACAAACGCAAACTTCAATAGGAGTGCCACGAAGGTCTATGCCAGTTACTCTCGCTCGGCTCTTGAGCCTCGCTATATTTAACCTGTTGAACACGAACAGGAGTCTACTCCTATTTTAAAACAAATTACAATGATGTAATTCCTTCGGCGTGTCGCAGGATAGAGGAGACTTTGTGTAGTAACCTCCGCAATGAAGGAGAACAATGACACTTGAACAAGTAACGGGTAAGAACTACATATCACATTCGGCTATGTCTACATGGCTTGGGTGTGGGTGGCAGTATTACTTAACCCGCATCCAGCATGTGCCTGAAGCGCCATCATATTGGCTTGCAGGGGGCAAGGCTGTCCATGAGTGCACTGAAACATACGACATTAAACCTGAGGGATTTGACCCAACAGAAGCCTTTAATGAGGCTTGGTCAAGAAATTTCAAGATGGCTGATAATGGTATGGGTTGGCGTGCTGGTGGCAAGGCTACTATAAAGAATCCAAATAAAGAGGATGCTCAATGGTGGTTAGATAACGGACCAAAGATGGTTGATTATTGGATTCAATTTAGAGCAGATAGTGGATGGAAAATATGGGATACCCCTGAGGGTATACCCGCTATTGAAACTGAAATGAATCAAATTATTAAAGGTGTAAACATTAAAGCAATTCTTGACCGCATTATGATTGCACCCACTGGAGAGTTAGTAATTGTAGATATTAAGACAGGAAAGAGTGCACCAACTGCTCTTACTCAACTTGGTATCTATGCCATTCTTGCGGAGAAAACCTTTGGTATTCGCCCACAACTTGGTTCTTATTTTATGGCACGAACTGGCGAGTTAACAACACCAGTAAACCTAGACCGATATACTGAGTCACGCTTAGGGTCATGGGTTAAGGGCTTTGAGATAGCAGTTACTAATAAAATATTTATCCCAGCACCTGGGTTCATGTGTGGAACATGCCCAGTAAATTCATCATGTTATGCAGTAGGTGGCAAAGACTCACATCTCTACCCTGAAATAGAAATAGGAGAAACAAATGGCAAGTAACGAAACCGCACCACTTCAAATAAACTGGAAAACAAAACGCGATGGTATGTTAATTAACATTCGTGCCAACGATGCAGTTGAGTTAGATACATTACTTGATGTAATAACCCAACGCCTTTCAACTCTAATTGATTTAGAGCAAACAACTGAATCAATGGGAGCACCAGTGCAAGCAGTTCCATCAGCAGTTGCTACTGCATTTCCAACTGCACAGGTAGTATCAGCACCAGCAGGATACAAACCAGCACCAACAGGTGCACCTGAGTGTTCATGTGGCGGTGGAGCAATGGCTTATATTGCAGCAGGAATTAGCAAGAGCACGGGTCGCCCATACAAGGCGTTCTATCGTTGTCCAAAACCTCAGGCATCACAGTGTCAGAATAAGGTATCTGCATAGTTTATGCGCCTACTCAGCCGTGCTATTAAGACAGCATCACAAGGTGGTGCCACGCTTCCAGTCGTGTGGCATTCACTTGCTGCTCAACAAATAGCAATCCGTTACGGCGAAGTAAGCATGATTGCTGGTCCGCCAGGGGCAGGTAAGTCCACGCTTGCACTGTCCTTGGCTGTTAAAGCAAATGTTCCTACTCTTTACATCTCAGCAGATACACACTCACATACCATGAGTCTTCGTTTACTTGCTTTACTTACTGGCAAAGAACAAGGCGCAGTTGAACCATTGATGGAACAAGATAGAGATTGGGCAGCACAAATGCTTAAGCCTGCTGACCACATCTATTGGGAGTTTGATTCTTCACCAACGCTTAAGGATATTGAAGATGCAGTTCTTGCAACTCGTGAACGCTTAGGTGAAGATGTGCGTTTAATTGTTTTAGATAACGCAGTTGATGTGAGTATGGATTCGCAAGATGAGTGGGGCGGACTTCGCACACTGATGAAAGAACTTAAATGGTGGGCAAGAGAAACAGGAGCAGCCGTTGTTGTGTGTCACCACACTAGCGAAGGCGTGCCAGGAAATCCATGTCCTCCACAAAAAGCATTGCACGGTAAAGTTGCACAAACACCATCACTTATTCTTACAGTTCATAATCAGATTTCTACAATGGGTGTGTGTGCAGTTAAAAATCGTTACGGTCCTGCCGATGCAACTGGCTCAAGCCCTGTATGGCTTTCATACAATCCTGCAAGTATGCAGGTATTAGATGTTGTGTCTTACGAAACAACTAAGTTATTTTAGGAGAAGCAATGGGAGAAATGTATATGCAAAGACTTGATAACCCATGGGAGTTAGCAGTTGTAGAGAATGCTGGCGAAATACCAGCAGACAAAGTTGGCGAGGAGTTAGTAGCCAAGACAGCCCCACTTCTAACTGATAGCAAGGCACAACTTTTGTTAGTGCCTAGAACACTTACATTTACGGTTGGATGGAGGGCACTTGTTTGGAAAAATAAAGAGACTGGTCAGTTCCTTGACCTCACGGAAGAAGAATACAACTCATATCTTGATGGAGGAATCCTCACTTACACCAGAGAAATTAAAGCAGATACTACAAAAGATGAAGATACCAAAGCAGATGCAGGAGGCGATAATCTCTGAGTTACCCGATGTCATAGAACAGATTGATGATGCAGTTAAACAAATCTATGACCCAAATACTATTTGGTTAGAGGGTATGCAGTTTGCAGATTATGTTCACCAATTTGCTAAGCACTTGCAAGAAAACCATGGCGAAGATTGTGTAATGGAAATAGCAGCCAACTTGGTTAGCATTGCAGAAGGCTTTAAGCAAATGGGTGAAGGTGCACTAACCGTGATTGATGAGAGTAAGGAAATGGATGGCACACAGTTCTAAAGAAACACTATCTATTGGTTGGTGTGATAACGGTTTAACAGATGGTAAGTTTACAGAAGGTCTTGTATACACCATGATTACTGCTCCAACTAGAGGCGTATCAATTCACAATGCTATCCGTGTGCAAGGTAATCAGATAGGTAGACAACGGCAAGCACTATTTTCTATGTGGTTTGACCAAATCAAAACTGATTGGTTGCTATGGGTTGACTCAGATATTGTATTAACTGCCGATGTTCTTAAATTGTTATGGGATACAGCAAATAAAATCCAACGCCCAGTGGTATGCGGTGTTTACTTTATATCTAAGGAAACAGAATCGTCATTGATGATGCCTATGCCTGCAGTCTTTAATGAAACAGGCGATGAGTTTTCTATTAAATACCTACACCCACTGCCTAAGAATGAGGTAGTTCAGGTAGATAACGCTGGCCTAGGTTTAACTCTTATGCATCGTTCAGTAGCACAGACACTGAGAGATAAGTTTGGTGATGTGTCTATGTTTGCTGAAGTAGAAAATGTAGGCGATAAGTTTATAGGTGAGGACATTGTGTTCTTCCGTAAACTAAAAGCAGCAGGAGTTAAAGTTCATGCTCATACTGGTGCTCGTGTTAAACACATGAAGCGTTTTTCATTTGATGAAAATTATTACAGTCTATATTGGAAAGCAGCCGAAGCCATGGAAAGAACAAAGCAAGGAGTAGATAATGCCATCGTTACAAAAGAGTAATAAGCGTAGAGGTGCGGCTTTTGAGATTGACCTTGCTGATTGGTTAATGGAGAAGGGATACAACGCACAGCGTTTACCCCGTGCTGGTCGCAATGATGTTGGTGATGTTGCATTGCCTACACCTAACGACATCTATGTCATTGAAGCCAAGGCACCAAGGCGAGATGGCAAGATAGATTTATCAGGCTGGATTCGTGAGGCTCTAGTTGAAGCAGAGAATTACCGAGTAGCCAAAAGATTAAAGGTAGCACCAACACCATTGGTTGTTATCAAAGCCTCCAACAAAGGTATTGAAGATGCCTATGTAGTGCAAAGGCTTAGTGATGCTCTTGCAAAACTCTAAACATGACATCACGATGGTCCTTGAGCATTACGGATTCAACATACCTAAAGACAAAAGAGGATGGGTCACAGTGCGTTGTGCATTCCACGGTGACAAAGTTAAGTCTGCTCGCATTAACACAGAAAACGGTGGATTCAGATGTTTCGGTTGCGACATGGCAGGCGATGTCTATTCAATCATAATGAAAAAAGAAGGAGTTAATTTTAATGAGGCTAAGCAAATCGCAGAGAGAATTACTGGTCAAAGCAACGGAGAATTACGCAAACAACCTAGCGGAAATAACCCCGTATCTGACGAGTCGCGGTATAACGGAGGCAACGGCTCGTATGTTTCGCCTAGGCTTCGTAAGAGAACCTGAGATTGGGCATGAACCATACGCTGGAAAGTTATCTATCCCTTACTTAACTCCTGCTGGAACAATAGACATTAGGTTTCGTGCCTTAAGTCAGGATACTTCAGGTCCAAAGTATATGTCTAGGCCAGGAGCAACCACTCATATCTATAACATCAATGCATTAAACAATGATGCAGAGTTTCTTGTTGTATGTGAAGGTGAATTAGATACTGTTGTTGCTACGCAAGCAGGCTTTAATGCTGTTGGTTTGCCAGGGGCAAACAACTGGAAGTCTTTTTATTCCAGAGTGCTTGCTGATTGGAGCAAGATAATTCTGTTGTGTGATGGTGATAATGCTGGCAGAGAAATGGCTAAGCATTTAAGCAGAGAGTTAGACAATGTGTTCCCTGTCTTTATGCCAGAGGGACAAGATGTTAATGATATTTATTTGGCCGAGGGCACAGAAGGATTACATAAACGAGCAGGTGTCTAGTGGCTAAGAACTCATCATTTGATTTGGACTTTGGCTTTGGTAGGAAGGGCGAGAAGTTAGTAGAAGAACTGCTTACCGAAGGCAAGACAGTAGAAGTAAAGAGGGACAGAAAATGGTGGGTCACTGGCAACCTATACATTGAAATAGAATGTTGGTTTCTTAAGACAAAATCTTGGGAGCCATCAGGTATAATGGTTACAGAAGCAGATTACTGGGCGTTTGTATTAGAGAAAGGTGTGCTTATGGTGCCAACATCACATGTTAAGTATGCCATTAAAGAGTTTGGCCGAGAGATTACATGCGATATACCACCTAATAAAAGCAAAGGCTTCCTTATTACGATAGATGATTTACTAAACGCGATTAGGAAACTTAAGAATGAATAGCGAAACCGAAGAATTATGGGAACAAGTATACAAAGTAGCACGGCTATCTGCTGTTAGGTGTGTGCGTATTCATCGCAACTTAGTATCTGCTGATGATGTATTCCAACACCTTAACCTTTGGGCATTAGAACATTGGCACAAGATAGAAGAATGGAATGGGCAACACAGTTTAGTATTCAAACTTAAGCGCACCTTTAACAATGAGTCGCAGAAGTTTGCTGCCAAAGAGAGAGCGCACCGCACCAAATCCACACCTTCAGATGCTTTTTATTATACGCATGAGATACTACAAGAGTTACTTAAAGATGTATGGGATTATGAGCATTGGACACAATCTTCTGCACCTAAAGATGAGTATATTCAGAAGTCAAGTAAGCCAAGTGAGGGCATGAACCGAGAGGCCATGTTGTCTGATGTATCTTTCGGTCTTAAGAAACTAAACGAGCAAGACCAGTTGCTATTACAGCGTAGGTTTTCTGCTGGTGGCACAGATGTAGATGCCCTTGCCATTGAGTATTCCATTAGCGATGAGGCATTGCGTAAGCGTGTGTCTCGTGCGCTTAGTAAGTTGCAAGACCGTATAGGTGGAGAGCAACCTCAATGGAACAATCGCAGATACCGAAAGCCTGACAATGATTAGACCTAAATATCAAAGACCTAAGCCTTGGAACTTGATAGGATTTCCATTGGTTTATATTGGTATATTTATTAATGATTTAGGTTATTACATCTACAAAGTAGGCGACAAGTTGGTATGGTTCAAACGCAAACAGATTGGATACATAAAAAAATGATTATAGGTTTGAGTGGCTACGCCCGCAGTGGTAAAGATACAGTTGCAGAATTGTTGTGTCTTAATTACGATTACAAAAGAGTTTCATTTGCTGACCCAATGCGAGAAGCATTGTATGTCTTAAGTCCCAAGTTAGATAACAACCTACGATTATCAGATTACATAGATGAGTATGGTTGGGAAGTAGCCAAACAGAACCCTGAGGTTCGCAGATTACTACAAGTCTTTGGCACTGAAGTTGGTCGTAAACAATTTGGTTCAGAGTTTTGGATTGACATAGCATTAAAAGATTTAGATAACACTAGCCTAGCCGTCATTAGTGATGTTAGATTTCCTAATGAGGCTGAGGCAATAAAGAAACTTGGCGGTTCAATATGGCGCATCAATAGACACAACCACAGCGCAGTCAATGGACACCCTTCTGAACATGCAATGGATAACTATATGTTTAATCATGTTATCTATAATGATGGAACACTTGATGACTTAGCAGATGAAGTGTTCATGTTGGTTAGGGAATTAAAACTTGATAATCCAACTAACACCTGAGGAAGTTCGTGTTTGCACTATGCTTGGCACTGAGCGTTGGCTTACTAAGTTTGGTTCAGTTGACAAACCTAACTATGCACAAGGTAAAGCAGATGGTAGACTTGAACACGAACTGCTTGCTAACATCAGAGCAAATGTATGTGAGTGGGCAATAGCAAAACATTACAATATCTCTTGGTCTGTGCCATGGTATCCAAATGATTTACACCCACAACGAAAAAGAATTTCTGATGTAAGTCATAATGGTGAAGTTCGTAGTGTAAGAACACAAACATCTATTCCTTTTTGGGACAAGGATAAAGATACAATTATTTTTGGTGCTAAATGTTTAGATACAGATTACTTCTCAAGCGTAGAGATTTATGGCTATTTTATGGCTAATGATTTTATGCAAGATAACTATTGGGATAATTATATTCATGGCTGGCGCGTGCCAACAGAACTACTAATTAAATAGAGAAGCCTAACAAGACAGGAGAGTATTGCTAGGCTTTTCTAAATGCACCTACTTCTACACTTCCCCTTTGTAGAAACAGGTGCACTAGATACTTCAAACCCTATCACATCTTAGGGTCGCTCACCGCCCAGCCTATGTTCCTACGAATTGACTTCCGTCTATTGGGCGTAGTGCCACCCCATACCCCGTATGTTTCATGGGCTAGACCCCACTCTAAACAAGCCATCATAATGGGGCAATCAATGCACATTCTTTCAATCATTTTTTCTTCTTGGGCAGTAAAGGTATCTTTAATGGGGTAAAAAACTTCTGTGTCTATACCTTGACATGCACCTTTGCTAAAGAGATTACGATTGTATCTTAAGACATAACGGATTAATTTTCTACCGTGTTTGCCAGCCAGCGATGTTTGTTCTAATACTTCATGGAACTGTGGCTTCATGTCTTAATACCAACCAACCGCTAGGTGGTGTGCGTATGCTCTGCATATTGCACCTTTCTTGCCATATTTTCTTTCAATATAAGCAAGGCCAGCATCAACCTGAGCATAACCATTAAGCGTTGGCTTAACATTTATATTTATCCAAGTGTCAGGCATGAGTTGGGCTATGCCTAACGCACCGCTTGATTTATTGCGTGCCTTTGGTCTCCAATTACTTTCTTCTATCCATAATTCAAAGAGACATGGATACTGCTCAAGCATGTTCATCTTAGTTAACTTATCAATGGCATATCTTTGGTAATCATTATCATAATAAGCAATTACCCTGCCGATTGGTTGATTGTTTATGTTAATGATTGGCGTATTAATAACTAACAGTGCACCTAAGGTAAAGGTTGAGAGTATCCACAACCTAGCGTGAGGGTGTATATGTCTTAAGACACTACGCATCTTGCTCCTTTTGTTCAGCGATATTATCTAGGTATGCATCAATAGCAAACTCTGCTTGCTCCCTATACTTTAACTCGCAAGGGGTGCATCGTTCTGTCATTAGGTTCATCACTCGTGGGTTAACAACTATGCCATGGCACTTAAGACATTCCATTCTAGTTTCCATTAGATTGATGCCTTACTGTGTTCTTTAACTGCGTTAAGTTTGCAGAGAAAGTTGTCATCTTCATCATCTACCCAGTTGGGTGTTGATACAAACCTGCCCTCATCATCTAACCATGTAGCCTCAAAGCCATCATGCCAGTCCCAGTGCAAAACAACTCTGTATTCTTTACCATCATGGGTGATAGTCATGTCCTTATCAAAGGCTGTTTCTGTC